ATACAACAGAACAATTTGAGTTCCGCGATTATACCAAACGTATCTGGCATCTATTCTGTATTTCATAGAATAGTCCCTTACTTTTGTTTATTTAGAGGAAAAACCTCATAGGCGGAGCGGGATTCGAACCCGCACTGTACAAATTTTAAGTTTGGTGTCTCCTGCCAGTTGGACTACCCGCCCATAAAAATCACGCTTGATACGTGATAGGATTATACTTTACATATTCCCAGAATGTCAACTTCATTTCTTTTTGTGACATTCCACAGTGTTTTGCTGCTTTAGGGAGATTCCACTTTGCAGAAAAAAGTGCTTCATTTGCCTCTTTTACGTTTTCTGGAGTGGTCTTCACTGGTTCCTCTTTGAGGTCTTTATATGAAATTTTATAAACCATACTTTACAAAAAAGTAATAAGGGTAAATTTTTGCCGGGATTTTTTATCGACCTTTTTGGAATTAAAGGTCGATTTTGGTTTCAGAGAGGACTTGCGTATGAGAGAGTCTCTTCATCCACTGTAGAACGAACGAACTCTAGCACGCTCATAAATTCTTCTACCGTATCGCATGTCACTTGCTTCTCTGATCCTTCACTAGAGTACAGATACACTGTACGCTTGATGGGGTCCACAACGCAGCGTGAGAGGTACTCGTCTTGCATTCGGTCGTCCGTTGATTACCTAGGTATCATAGCACGGTCAGGGGTCCGTGTCAAGGGGTGTAGGGGGTGACTTCTCCAGGGTAGTCCTTGGCACTTGCTCCTTCATACTCAGTAATGTTTCTGGGGACATCTTTTCTCTGCCCATAAACAACATAAGAACAATTGATTGGTCCTCCTAAATTATTTTTAATAATAATTTTTTGTCCCCATTCAATTTTTTCAACAAAGAGTTCTTGATAAACACCAATAGATGTTAAAGTAACTCCAATTGTTTCAACGTCAACTAAATTTTTCCAATAATCTGGAAGTTCAATTGTATTAGAACCTTCAATTTTTCCCCTCAAATATACTTCTGCTTCGGGACCCTCTAAACAAATATAACGAAGACGATAACCATCTTTTGATGGGTGAGAGATATCAAATGCCTTTACTGCACCAACACTGTTTCCATACCAAGTTCCAAGAAAATTATTTGCCGTTACAGTTCCACTAAAATTAGTTTGATCAGCTTCTACATTAAAAGTTGGAATTGGTCCACTGCTTCTTTCCAGTGTTACTGTGGCAGTGCTACTACCATTCAAGTGCATGTAAACATAATCTGCTGGAGACTCTACCGTGTTTACTAAAACCATAGAGACATCGTTGAGATTAAAAAGTCCGTCAAAAGGATCTAATGAAAAATCATCATTGTCTCTATATTCAATATCAACTCCAGGACCAGTAAAAGTTCCGTATTTTCTAAAGGTAAATGCCATTACGAATCAATCTCCGTTACTAACTGAGGTACGTCTTTTCTTGTTCCAAAAATATGATAAAAACAATTGACCGGAATTCCTGGTTTTGCTTGGAGATAAACTTTGTTATCTCCAATCCTTTTTACAATAATATCTTGATGAGCTCCTATCGGTGTAATTGATACTGTAATTGTAGTATCATCTACCAATCCTGGCCAGTATTCTGGCAATTCAATTTCCGTTCTATTTAACAATCTTCCACGAACATAAACACCATTCTCAGGTCCCTCTAAACAAGTATGAACTAACTGCTTTCCGGGTTTAGTTGGGTGTGGTATTACAAAATTCTTAATTGATGCTTGAAGAATTTTTGTTCTTACAACCTTTGCTTCAATGTACGTTGACTTCAAAAGCAAATCAACTCTTACAAAACTTTGAAACCTTGAATATAATCTTGACCACAAAGAATAAAGCACATTTGATTTAGCATCTGGGTTCGTAAGGGGACCCAACATTAAAGTTGCTTTTGCAGTATTATGTGCTCCTGCTTCTCCTGCTTGAAGCGGACCTTCAACAAAAGCAGATCCATTAATTTTATTTTTCCCAAGTCCAAGTGCTTTTGGTATGCCGGCACCGACCATCATTTGTCCACCAACTGCACTGTCATCCATTAAAAATGCCATGTCTTTTCTCCTTACTTGTTATTTTTTTGTTGAATTAATCTTCCGCCAACCTTCGAATCTCTACCTGCAACAGCATCACTTACACCGCGAATCAGGGGTGCATACATTTTCATAACAGAGTTTGCTACAATTTCAGCAGTTCCTGGTGTTGCTAATTTGTATAGTGATTTGGCAGTAAGGAAAACTTTTTTCCCATCAAGTTCAAGGTTTTCGCTTGCATTGATTCTAACATTTCCTTTGGAACCACCTTCTCCCACAGCAATAATTTCAACATCTGTGCCCTGAAGTCTAAGCTTTCCATTCGATGCAACAATAGTTATGTTTCCATTCCAAGAGTGAATGAATAGAGTATCCTCTGCTTCACTTTTATCAACTCCTGCCTCTATTGATATACGACCAGGAGCAGTAATTTGTGTGCTTCCTTTTCTTGGTCCATCTTTGTCAAGAGCAATAGAATGCCTTGCATCAGATGCTCGAAGCATTACATCAGCGGTTACATCGCCTTGCTTATGAATATATCCAAACTCCAATGACCCATGATCATTACCATAAGTCAATGCAGTGTAATTTTGTTTTGCGGTATTATTTCTTGAAATATTATCCGCAAGGAGTTCTTCTCTTCCCGCCTTAGGTTTAGAACCAAGTTTTGTGTTATTACTATTTTTAGCGGTTGCCATTAGTATTGAGTATTCAATATGTACTATTTAATAACTTTATCATTGTTCACTTGTAGATTCTGGAGTTCCTGGAATATTGAGGCGAGGATCATTACTTGTAATATCAGTACCAGATCTTTGAATAGCACTTGGAGGAGTAGTAACCTGAGCAGTAATACTTTCCTGAAGAGTTGCATAGACCCTAACTTGCGTTCCAGCAGTCTTATAGTATCCAGCAAAAGGAACACCCTCATCATAGTAAACAGCACCATAGTATGCTCTACCATCAACATATCCAGTTTGCTTGAGTCCAACAAGATCAGTTACCTGCACAAGTTTCTCTGGTGGAAGTAAAGGATCCCTTACAACACGAAACACTGGTCTAAATGAAGCATTAATTCCAGTCAATGATGGCATTGATATTTCTGGATAAACATTAAATCCAACACCAGGATTTAGAATTTTCACTGATCTAATCTTTCCAAATGGATCACAATCATAAGAAAGTTGAGCTCCATTATTTGGCGTGATTTGAAGTTGATCTTCTCCACAACGATAATTAATTCCAGGATTCTCTACAATTACCTCATCCAAAACAAGAGTGACTGGATATCCAGGACCTTGCTCTAATGGAGGCAAGTAACCGTTTCCAGGATCTTCAATGATCACTTTATCAACAACTCCCCTGCCACCAATTTTTTTGGCACAAGGAGGAGGAATAAGTATTGCAGAAATTCCCATCGGGTTTGTAGTCCAAGATGTTTTATTAGATTCACTAAAAGTCACATCTTTACTAATAAAAAGAGCAACTCCCATAGGGTTAGTTGCAAACACCGATTCATCTTTTCCACCTCTTGCGGATTTTGCATTTTCCAGTTCAATTACAACATCATATTTTCCAGGTGTTGCGTTAAAAGTATATTGAATTTTTTCTCCAACAAAATCAGATGTTTTGAATATTTCTCTACCACCAACTTTCAATATCGCAGTATTATCTGCCTGAAAATTAAATTTATAAGTTCCAGCATATGGAAAATCGACGTTTGCCCAAGTTAATGTAAACTTACCAACATTCTCAGATACTTGAGGAGAAACCGAAGATTCATTCATATATTTACTCCACCTCTTGTCAACATAACCAAATAAAGAAGGTCCAGAATAACTCACTCCATTTTTTGTTGGACTCTGTGAAATAGCAGTGGTAGTTGATGTCTTATCTGCTTCTATTTTTGCAATTGTAATTTTAATATTTTCATCATCACCATCAGCATCTCTAATGCCAAGAGTATTCTGATTATTAATAATCGGTCCTCTAGCACCAACTCCTGCACCTATGATTTGAATTGGACCGTACTTTTTACCAGCAGTAAATCTACCAGATGCATTATTTTTATCATTTTGTTTTGTAGGATCTCTTTTTAAACTTACACCACTACGATCGTTTGATGGTATCAAAACTTCTTGTGCTGCTAACCCAGCAATGAAAGGACTATCATTTACATCCATCGAGAATGTAATTTCTCCAGAACCAGATCCATCAACTTGAAGATAAAAACTTAGACCTTGTTGAATAAATTTTGGTTTTAATTTTCCAGAAGACTCTGTTTGTGTAGCAGGAACTCTCCAGTCTTGACTGCTGAATATTTTAGTATCAATAACAGAGTTGGTTTCTTGAGGTGTATTTTCCAGTTCAATTGAAATAGTATGAAGTCCCTTCTCTAAGAATACTTTTTGAGATTTTACTCGTCCAACAAAACCCTCTTTCACCCACTTCTCGTCACCTGAAGTAGTTACATCAAAAGCTACCTTTCCATCAACATAAATTCTGGCAGTATTATCTCTTTGAACTTGGAATTTATAGAATCCTCTATATGGAGCATCTAATTTCCAAGAAGTTCTATGAATAATTCCACTGCCATCACTTCCGGGAGTATCCAACGGAAGAACTGGAGATATTGCATAACGATTAAAGAATGCGGGCCAAATTTGATTTCTTACTGGATACCACTTTTGATCTGATCCAGGAAATCTTGTGGTCCAAATTGGATTAGGTGGACATCTTCCAGTCTGAATTGGTAGTTGTTCTTGAGGAACTGTTGGAAGTGGGGCATCAATAATCATTGAAACACCCATCGGATTTTGGTTCCAAGATTTTGGAGAGATTATTTCATTAACCACAACTGTTGGGGGGACTCCTCCACCAGTTTGAAACGTTAGATCGTATGTACTTCTTCCATCAGGTGTTTGTCTCTTATTGGTTGCTTTGAAAGAACCTATATTTGTTGTAATTTGAATGTCATCATTATCATTATCGGACTGAATATGATCCGCAAATATTCTATTAGATTCTCCGGTTCCACCCTCTCTATTTTTTGTTCCGTTTTTAACTATGCCTTGCTCAACACCCCCCGATTTTGTAGATGAAGACAAAACTTTAAACTTGGAGTTTGGATTTAATTTAATGGTCTTTTCTGTACTTTGACCTCCTTTAGGATTTCCTCTCAACGTAAATGAATAATCATCACTAACAAATGAAAACTTCATTTTGTCAGTATTTAACCCATCACCAGTAACTGTAAAAGTAACATCAATAGTATTTTGTATTTTGACTTCAACTTTTTCTGTAATTGGTACATTTAATAAATCAACTTTTACAATATGATTACCTTCCGAAATTGTTTTTTGTAGGGGAGATGGATTATCTCTAAATCCTTTTAAGTTTCCTACTAAACTACTATCAACATAAACTTGTGCTATATTATCGCATATACCTCTAAAAATATACTCACCACTAATTGGAAAATTTAACTCCCACTCCATTGAAAATATTTTTCCTGCCTCATCACTTCCAGTAACATCAGATGGTCTAATAGGAGATACTGCATATTGGTTCATAAACTCTCCCCAATCTGGGAAAGTTACTGCAGTGGTATCTTGTGTCGCATATGATTTTTCTGTAGTAGTAACCCTATCTGGTTGTTTTTCTCTTGTAGTCCAGAAAGGTTTCTTCAGTGCTTTCTGGAATATTTCAATTTCCCTTTGAATAGGGTCTGCACCAACTCTTGTATATGTTTGTGGTTCCCAAGGTCCCAATACCTCTCCGTTGGCACCATATCTTATTCCATATCCAACGTCAGTATCTTCACATATTTCATACTCTTCAAAGTCTTCTTCTCCCTCAAAGACTTCTATTTCATCAATAGTTTCTCCAAGAACAGCGGTCAAAACAGCACCATTACCAAATTCACAATCATCCTTTGCCGCAACGATTGGTGCATATTGATAACCATGTCCACCACTTATAACATCAACCGCAAGTAAGGACCCATCTCTACCGACAACTGGATTACCTACTGCACCAATTCCACCACCACCAAAAAATTGAATTCTTGGTGGACCACACTCTTTATATTCTTGAATTCCGCTACACGCATCATTTTTTGCGTTTAAATCATTAGGAGTAAGTGCATTAACTTCATTAACATTCAAGTATCTAATATTATTATCACCATCTGTAAAAATAAAAGTTGTTCCTGGATTATTCTTTGCATAATTATTTGCCTCACATACAGAAACTCCATCAACATACCCAAGAGTAGGATCAATATATCCTACTCTAATATCGTCTTGTGATGATGAACCAAATAAATTAAAAGACATCTTATTATATTGATCCTATTAATTGAGCAGTTTGATTAATAAATTGCGATCCTTTAGTGATATCAACAATTATATCATTTTGATTTTGACTTGGGGAAGCAAATGGCGTCTCGGTAGTTTGTGGAGGAGTAGAAGTTTGTTGAGATGCTTTATCAACTTGTGCGGGTCTTGGTTGTTGTGGATCTTCGGCCGCACCACTACCATTTTGAAGTGTGTAATAATCCGATGCCGCGCAATTTGGTTTAAGATCACATCCAAAAATATTAAGTTTAATATTTTCAAAACTCAATGCAGAGGTAATACTGCCGGTTATTCCGCCCACCAAATCCCTAACATTATTAATTCCACTAGAGACAGTTCCCAAAGTATTTTGAATGTCATTTAAAAATTTATTTACATTATCCAAAATACCATTTACTGTAGTATTCATCTCATTCATATTTAACGATATTATTTCTCCGGTTAGTTCTTCAACAGAGCAAATTGGAGTTGTCGGTGCCTTAAGATTTCCACTTGGAAGTTCTCTCTTAATTTTTTTATTCAAAATTCCTTCTATCAAAGCACAAAGATTATTTGAAATTTTATTGTAGAGACATGAGATCAATTCAGTAATAGTTTCTTTGATATCAAAATACATATATCTCATATTTGGTGGCAATTGCTCTACAGTAGGTGCAAGTCCTTTATTAATTTGCTTCAAAACATATTCCATAATTTTATCAAAAACAATCTTCATATACTTTGCAATTGTACATGCAAAGTTGGAAATTAAACTTTGAATTGATCCCAATAAATTTGAAACAGCATCAATATAAGACTGTGCTGCATTTAAGACTTTATCAATATCTTTTGTTAAATTATCAAGTTCCGTTTGAATTGCCTTAAGTGCAGACTTAACCTTATTACATGGCGACATTAAAGAAGTTTTTTTATGATAATATTCATTGGAGACTATACATGCTTTAGTTACCTTATGTACACCATCAACACTCTCAATTGTTGCACCAGGTTGTGATGGAGATGTTGGAGAACTTGCCGCTTCACATCTTGCTTTAATACCATCAGCAACTGCTTTTTGGATAAAATCACTTCTTGCGGTTCCAGTTAAACCTCTGGCATCAGCTTCGGCAAGGGCATTTTGCTGATCCCTAAATTGAATTTTGGAAAGAGGTTTATCCGATCTTAATCCAAATTGATTTACTGAAACTCCAGGAGGAACAGGAGCACACTCGCTAGATTGTTCTGGAGTTTTTGGTTTGTTAATTTCAATACCGCGATCAGGAACTTTTATATTTGGATCTCTGTTCCCATCCGCAGGAGTTGCGACTCCACTTGTTGCAAGACTTCCTGATTGAGTATTTGTAACTCTATTATCTTTAATAGTTGTTGCTAAAGGAGTCTGTATGTTGTTTCCAAGAACTCCCATAATGACGGGAACTTGCTGTTCTTGTCCATCAAGAAAGAACCCAAAGACCATCATTCCTTGTCTTAGGTTTGCCGTGGCACCTGCATTTGCTTGTCCACCACCACCAGTGACAGGATACATTACCTGAGCCCAAGGAAGTTTATCTGAAGAAATTTCAGTTTCTCCTTGGTCATGAAGACCTATAATACGAACTTTATAACGATATCCCCAACCTGGATTTTGATCTTTGCTTTCAAATTTTCCCGAAAGAATATTATCACGCCAGGTTGAATCACTAGCGATCTGCCCTACCCACCAATTAAAATGTGTTCCAAGAAAACCTGGATTAAATAAGGATCCACCTTCCATTAGTTATCAATCATCATACATTCTACACTCAAGAGCATCTGGATGTTCATCGCAATATAGTTCTAATGAAGTTGGGTCGTGATTTTCGTCTGGATGATTAATTTGATATTGCTCTAAACTTCCTAACTCATCTTGTAAATGTCGCCTACGTTGCCCACTTGTAGTTGGATTATCAAGTTCATCGCGATCATCGTTTATGTGTTGTTGAAGAGTTCTGTCCGTCATAATGGTATCTTGCCGGAGGTGTGATTTCCAATTCTACCGAAAGAATCTCTTACCAAATTTAATTTGGTGTAAGTTTCTTTTGGAGAAATATAGTGGCATAAATCTGCTATAATATATAGACCACCATTTTCCTTACTTACATCTTTAGTCTCAGTAGCAAGTTCTGGTGCATCTATAAAAATAGCATCTCCAGCATGTAGAGAAAAATCCCCAGGTATTGTGATGGTAGTTTTTATAGAATACAACTGATTGTATCTCATAATTGCCTGGTTCAAAATATTTTTATATTCAAAATTTTCTGTTTTTGACTTTTCAATTTGTTGCTGAGCAGTATTTCCAGAAGGAAGTGTGCCTTTATCAAGAAGATAATAAGTTGTTCTTGAAAAATCTTTATTAGTCTCTGTGCGATTGAACTCTGGATTTAAAGTTGGAAGTTCCTTTCCAGATGTTTTAATTCCATTTTTCTTTTCTATCTCTTTTGCATTTGGAACAATAACCTCATAGTAGCAATTAAATGGATCAAATAAAACCGTTCGGGTTGAATATGCACCCATTTTAAGTTTCTCTTGAACATCAACACGATTATCCTTAGAATATTCAAGAGCTTTAGCATCATATCCAGAGGGTATATTATCACCTCTCGAATCTGGTGTTTGGTTATAGATAATTGACTTTTTCTTTTCTTGACTCAATAAAGAATCAATTGACTTAAATTTAAATCCCTCAGAAGTTTCAAAGAAAAAATATCCAGCAGTGTTTCCTTTTGCTTCTTTAAAATTGGGAACTGCTTTCTTTGATAACCAATTCATTGCATAATAAGGTTTTTTATTATTGCCTATGAAGTTATAGTTATTTGAAGTTTCTTCAATATCAATATTCTTCTTGGTTGCAAGATAATTGGGTGCGGTTAAAATCTTTTTAAGATGATCGGATATCTTACCATCAAATCTTTCATTGAGTCTAATCTTTTCGTTCAAAATAAATTCTTTGGAAACGAGTTCCAACTGAATCATAGACTTTGTTGTATCATCACTTAGAGGAGTAACTTTGTTTACATACATTGTTAAATTTAATACCACTTCATTATTATCCTTAAATTTTACTGCAACTTTTTCTTGTCCAACTATTGGCAACCCCTCCAATGCAGTTTTATTATCAACAGTATTTCCGGTATCAGCAAACGCATAAGTTATCTTAACAGTGTCTTGAAGGATACTCTCATAATACATTAAGCGAACGGCACCATTTACAACACTCACAGTTTTGCCCTGACTCTTATTTGATACTATATCAAATTTTTCTATGTAAGATGGTTGTGCGCTTTTAGTTGTTATTAAATTTGCCATTTCTTATTACCTCTTATTTCTATTTACCCACCTTGATATAAT